GCGAACGGATCAAAGATTATCGGCCTGCCGCAGGGTGCGCATAAGATCAGGAGCCTTGTGCCTTCTACCGTGATGATTGACGAGGCTGTGTTTAATGATGAGTTGGAGGCGACGTTTGCCGCGGCTGTCCCGTGCGCGTCGAAGATTGTCACTGTCAGCTCGGCCGGCCCGGGCTACTTTCGTAAGCTGTGCGTAGAGTAGTTGTCACGAAAACTACATACTTTTCGTTACTGAGTGTTGGAGGCTGTATGCCTAATTTTGAGGAAAAGATTGCCGGTGTTGTGCGCTATGTGCGCGGCAAGAAGACCTACTACGCTATCGCGGCGTGTGGGCTGGTTGAGGTCTTGTATGCGTTTGGCTATATCAACGACATGCAACGGGACGCACTCCTCAAGTTCTTCGGTGGCGCCGGAGCGGTAGCGTTCTGTGCCAAGGTAAATCGGATGGTGGATGAGATGCGTTCGGCTAATAACACGGCTCGCCGAGGAATGAAGTAATGGACACGCGGGTGGGTTGAGAGCGACGCAAGATGGTTTATCGAGAAACTTGAGTATGACGTTGATGGAAGATATGTTAAAAGCACGCACTCTTCAATCAACGCTATATGGACCAATCGTGCTGGCGAGGTGTATGCGTGAACAACGACACGAGAAAAAAGATTGAGCGACGATTGTTGCTGGGATTTTTGGCAATTGCGGCTCTTGCGCAGGCCGCGTTTGCAACGAGCGAGGTGCGGGTTGTTGGGCAGGTGTCGTTTTCGTGGATCGAGAGGAGATAACATGGAGTTTCCGCGCGGGGTGAAGCTCACCAAAAACAGCTCTGGCCACCAGGTACTTTGGCTTCATTATAGTGCAGATCCAGCGAAAGATCCCGCAACTTCTGCGGGGAAACGGTGGGTGGATGCGGAGAAAAAGCGGATTATGGCAGACATTAATCCGCAAAAGTGGCGGGCAGAGTATGAAATGGACTTCAATGCGGGTGTCGGAGATCTGGTTTTCCCAACACTCATGCGCGACAAGCCGAAGCTTACATTCGACACAATTAAGCTGGACGACTCGTTTGTGTATTATGGCGGTCTAGACTGGGGAACAAAAAACAATACTGCGTTCACGATTGTGGCTGAAGATCCAGCCGGCCGGTTTTATACCGTGTTCGAGAAGACATGGCGGACGGCACCTCCGCTGGTTGTTGCGACAGACATCAAATCACATCCACTTTACCAACAACTTCAGTTCATTGCTTGTGACCCATCAGTCCAGAGCCACATCGTTTGGAACGCCCAGGGCCACACAACTGTTGCGGAGATGCTTAGCAGTCGCGAGCATGTTGGGGAGGCGGCGTTAGACCGCCTTATGGCTTCCCACGGGCGTCTTGATTCCGTATTTATCAACCTGATTCGGAACATGTGGGTTGTTGATCCCCCGAGATGGACGATTAGCCGAGATTGCCCCGAGCTTATAACAGAGCTTACAAACCTGTCACATCCGGAGCAGAAAGACGCAAACAACGCAAAAGAGAAGATTCAGGACAGAGACAACCATTTGTGGGACGCGACCAAATATATTTTCTTGTCGCACCCAAGAGCAGGAAAGCCAAAGAAAGAGCCCTTACAGCCCGGAACGTTTGGCTATCTTAACGAGATAGAGCGTATAGCGGCTGAAACAGCGTCAGAGCAGGGCGTCAGCGCAGATGAGATGACGGTAAGACTCTACGGGATGTCACTTTGAAGGGAGATAAAATGAACGACATGGAAACCACAGAACCGCAGGACCAGGACTGGAAAAAGTGGCTTAAACGGGCCGTGTCTGGGCTTGCGTTTGTTAAACGTAAATTCGACGATGAGGCCAAAGAGTATGTGATGGCCTATCGGCACGAATTCACCCATCTCGGTAGCTACGGAGACGCGAAGCGTTTGGACGTAAACGTTGTGTATCAAACGATTAAAACGCTCCTGCCTGTTCTATATTTCAAGAACCCCAAAGTCTTCATTAAATCTCTGCAAGAGAAGATTAAGAAGACGTTAACCACCGTCATTCTTGACGAGGAAGGCGCCGAACAAGAGGTGCCCGAGATTGACGACAACGGACAGCCCGTGATCCAGGAGTATGACGGCCCTCGATCGGCCTTGATTCTCCAATCAGCAATCAACGCCAACATCGTTAAAGCCAATGTTAAGCGTGAGGTTAAGGCGTCCCTGGAAGACGCTTTGTTGATGTTTTATGGTGCCGTGAAGTGCGGCTGGGGAAATGACCAAGGAATGCAGTATATGGGTGAGGGCGCCCCGCCAAGCCTCAACGAGGCGGTGTTCGATGATTCCGCCTACGTCACGCGGTTGAATCCGTGGGATGTGATTGTTGATCCGATGAATTTCTATAAACCGCAATGGATCGCGGTGCGGTATGTAGTTCCCCCGATTCAGCTTAAAAACGATTCCCGTCTGCAACACACTGAAGAGATACGTGGGACATCGAAGCCGTCCGACTACCTGTCCGAGATGGCCGCGGCTGATCCTGGCGTGAACGACGGGAAGCTCACTGAGTATTTTGAGATCTTCATCCGCCCGTGCGCCGAGTATCCGTCTGGGCGATATTTGATGGTCTGCGAAGAGGTGAAAGCAGGCCCTCTGTTTGACGGACCGTGGCCGGTTAAGAGCAAGACATTCCCGGTCAAGCTGTTATATTTCAACCGCGACCCGCAGGGCGGACTGCCTGTCCCCGAAACACGCTATCTGATGGGGCAACAGCGAGCCAAGATCAATCTGCGGAACATTGAACATGAATATGTGAAGCGCAGCCTGCCGATGCCGTATATCAACGAATCAGCCTTGTCGGATAGCAAAAAGGTGATCGCGCAGATCGAAAGCGGGAAGATGCCGAAAGCGATTACCGGCTCGGCCCCTGCCAACCAGGTGTTTGGAAAATACGAGCCTCCGCAACTGCCGTCCGCGTTCCATCTGCTAGACAATAAGATCGACATGGACGTTTCGCGTATGATGGGCATTACGTCCCCCGTCACGCCGTCCGTCAACAACGACCAATTGGCTACGGAACTGAAGTTGTCGGCGTCTGGTGAGGCTATCCGACAGCAAGAGCGAGCAGATGTTGTCTCGGATTACATGACCGAGATATTTGAGTTTATGGCCGACCTGTTCCGAGAATATGCCGGTCCGGACAATTACACGGTGTTGGAAGGGGATCAGGTTCCCGTTCAATGGTCGGGCGATGAGATTCAGGGCCGGTTTGACCTTGAGATCAAGCCTTTCTCGATGTCGTATGAAGATCCGGTGGTTCTGCGGGCTCAATATCTTAACTTGTTCAACCTGCTGGCGTCCCCGCAAGCGCAGATGTCGTTGCAGGCGCAAGGACATTCCGCCGACATGGTTGCTATCCTAAAACGTATCCTTGAGACGTTTGGGGACAAAGATATTGAGCAACTTGTCTACAACGACCAGGTTAAGCCGGAAATGCAGGTCATGGATGCTCTGAAAGAGAACGAATCGATGATGAACGGCATGTTCCAGGAAGCGGCGGTTCTTCCGAGCGATAACGATGCTGTACACATCATGATCCACGGTCTGCTTCCGCCCGAGGTGGCTGGACAACACATCCTCCAGCACCAACAGAAGATGACGGGCCAGCAAAACCAGAAGCCTGGTGGAGGTAACCCAGAAGGGATGCCGGTCAATGGGGTGGCGGTGAATCAAGACTTGATGACCGCTCCACTCAAGCCGAATCCGACAAACCAAGCTAACGCGATATCGCGGGAGGCGAAGGCATGACAAAAGACCCGTGTGGAACGTGTGGATCAACCACATATTACACCTGGCAGAAGACGGGGGACGTTGAGGCGTGTAACCACTGTTCGCGGGTTACAGACAACGCCCCTCGGGATGCGTGGGGGAACAAGGTGAACGTTCCCGCGTCTGATCTGGGTGTGTGGCACGATGGCGCAAACTGTGTGGTGCAAAGCTCGCGCCAATTCGCGGATGTGCTGAAGAAGAATAATTGGAGGCTTAAACATGCCTGATTTGAGATGGATAAAATACGTTCCTGGGACCGCCTGGGAGATGCTTGTAGGACAGAGGGCCGTCGAGGACGCCTCCAAGGCCGAGAAGAAACGAAAGCGTGCCAGAAAAGTCCAAGAAGCCGCGGCAGGAAACTCTCCGGCAGCGAAATACCGCAAAGCAACTGACGAGAGTATTGATTTTTTAAGGAATCAGTAACGGTTTTGCACCGACTCCGGCGGTGCCTAAATGTACCGGTGTTGCTCCACCTGGGCTAGAGCCCCGCGACTTCGGCGATACGGATGACAGGAGAAACCCAAACAATGGACGACGTGACGCAAGCTGGTGAAGCTGTGGAAACGAGTCCTGCCGTAGAAGGGCAGGAAGAACAGGAAGTAGTTGCTCAGGACGAAGCTACCGACGAGGTTGCCCCTGAAGAAGGACAGACGGACGAGACTCCGGAGGTTTCTGATGAAATCGACCCGGACATTGTAAAGGACGACACAGGCGCGGAATTTATTCCGAAAAAGGTTTTTGAGGCCAGGCTGGCTAAGCTGACGGCTCAAAAGCATAACGCTGTGGAGGAGTTCCTTGCTGCGGCCCAGTCTGATCCCGCCGTTGCTGAGCAATTGCGACAAACCCTTGGGGTCCAGTCTTCGGCCAAGACTGACGAGACCGCCAACGGTGACGTTGCACCGAACCTTCCAGTTCTTTCCTGGTTGGACAAAAATAAGATAGCTCCAGAGTTACGCCCGCACTATATCGAGTGGGCTGACGTTATGGGACAAACTCTGATGCCTCAGCTTCAGGCGATGGTTGAAGAGCGGTTGTCTCCGATGCTGTCTTATATTGGGAAGCAAGAAGTGTCTAGTTTCACCCGTGCTAACCCCGACGCCAAGGCGATGATGCCGCAATTGCAGCAGATGGTGTCGTCTGGCCGGGCCCGCACGCTTGCTGACGCTTATGTGCTTCACACACATGCCGCTAAACTCAAGGGCGCTGGTGTTGCGGCGGTAAGAAGTGAAAAAGCACGCCAGGCCAAGCTGGTATCAACCCCGATTAAACGCGGGGCTGGCTCCCCCGGTCAAACGCAACGCAAACCAGAGAACTTCCGGGATATGCTTGAGATGACAGCTAGAGAAAAAGGGTTCTCGGTCAAATAGTAACAACAAAGGAGCAACACAATGGCTTTTACACGAAATCCCTCCACGGTTGGCGATTTACTTGCCAGCACGCTGGAAAAGTATGCTGATGAATTGCAGGAGCAGTGGTACAAGAAATCCGTCGTTGCCAACAAGTTTCTGTCCGGCAAGGGCGTGAAAGATGTGGACGGTGGTGAATCGATCGTTCTGCGAGCGAACTACCAGAACAGCGGAACGGTGCAACAGATCACCCGAGCGTCTGCGTTGCCGACGACTCAGCAACAGATGTATACCACAAGCTCGTTGCTGTGGGCTGGTTTGGCGGGCTCGATTGCCCGTAACGACTGGGACATCGCGCTTAACAGCGGGTCTCCGAAGGCGTTCGACCTGTTCGAACAAGACCTGAAGAACCTGCAAGAAGAGATGGCGCAAACCTTGGAAGGCATCTTGGTTGGAGCGGTGACTGTTTCAACAAGCTCTATCTGGAGCCTGTTGGACGTGATCGACTCCTCGAACCCTGGCGTTGGCAACTATGCCGGATTGGATCGGTCCTCGTATACCTGGTGGGCTGCGACTGAAACTGCCGTTACTGGCGGCTTGGCGAACGTGATCGAAGCCCTCCGCACCGCTCACAACACCGCGAGCCGTAACGGCATGGACCCGGTGGACTTCTGCGTTACGACCCAGACCATCCAAGAAGCGATTGCTGCGCGTCATACCGCGTACCTGCAAATCAGCTCTGGCGACAAAGCTGATCTTATGTTCCCCAGCATCATCTTTAACGGGCGCCCGGTGTTCTACAGCGACCAAATGCTTGCTGACACGCTCTTGGGCGTAAACCTGTCCCACACGAAACTTTATGTGGCGAAACAGATGAAAATGAAGATGTCTGCGCCTCTGCGCACCCCCAGCGGACAAGATGAAGTCCGGCACGTTCGATCGATCATGCAGGTTGTGTGCGATCGTCCGGCCAGCAACTTCAAACTGACTGGGTTGTCTTAAGGCTTGGGGGTAACTAACCATGGCTGCTAAGACCCCCGACGCGAAGACGCTTGACTTGCGCATCGGCAACGCGGGGCTTGTGGTGTTGGATTTTACCACCACAAACCTTGATAACGGAGACACTGTTGCGACCGGCTTAAAGAACCTCGAATATGCTTGGTTCCAGCCCTCCGCCGCGTTTGCCAGCACAGTCGGCTTGACAATCAGTGGTAGCACGATCACCACTGTGCAGAGTGACGATAACCAGACCGGCTATCTGTTCTGCATTACTCGCAGTTAATTTAGGAGACGCGAAATGAAGAAAGTTATTGGTGCGGTGTCTGCCCTGTTTCTTGGGGCTGCGTTGTTTGCTGGAGATGTTGACCTGACCAACGCTTCTGACGTTGCTGATGCTACGAAGTACAATAAACTGCTTCGTGTGTATAACGCCGACGCTGTGGCGCACGAGAACGGGGATGTGGTCGTGTTTCAATACGACTCAACCTACGCCTTGGAAGTTGCGACAACCACTTCCGCTGATTCCAAACTGGTGGCGGGGATTGTTTATCCCAAAACCATGGCTGCGAACAGCTGGGGAACGATCATGGTGTACGGGTATCACCCGGCCATCACGATTGGGGTTGCTAATGCCTCCGGCGACTGTCTTGGAACGTCCACGACAGCCGAGGCTACCGGGGTTACGACCACTCAAGGGGCGTGTGTTGCGGTTGCCCTTGAGGCCACAACGTCCAGCACGACAGTTAAAGGCTTCGTCAACGCCTTCTAACCAATCTCCGGTATAACGTCCGGCGTTTCTAGAACAATCAAAACGTTTATGTGAAGCGGGCCTTCGGGGGTCACCCGCACAAAACGACCTCCACCAATTTTGCCGAAGTAGCTCAACTGGTAGAGCTTCCGCTTTGTAAGCGGATGGTTGCTGGTTCAAGTCCAGTCTTCGGCTGTTTTTGACCCGTTGCCAATATGCGAGATGACGGCGGGCATAGCTAGACGATAGGAGAATAAGATGCCTAAATTCGAAGCGGTTGTGACCGAGAAGGACAAGATTATCCCCGGCGAGAACGGCCAACAGGTTGTGATCCCGGGGCGGGTTTATATGGTTCCCGTGGATGACGCGGCGAAGATCACGCAGAAGGCTGGAGAGGCGTTGCGGGCCGGTGTGTGGACGCCGAAGGACCCGAAAGAGCGGGAAAACGCCTCCAAACGTCTGGCTATTGCCCATGTTATGGCCGACATTAAGCTCGGCAGGACGGCGAAAGACGATTACGACACGGCGGTTACGAAGTTGATGCAAACGTTGTATAAAGTTCGATAAGAAGCACAATTCCCTGGGATCGCGGGGTCCGACCCCCCGCCTTATCCCCGGCAGGAGACTAACTTGAGCCTTTTCCTTGATCACGTTAATGCCGTGTTGAGCAAGCTGCGAGAAACACCCGTTACCGCGTTGTCGTCAGACGTCACTACTGAAGCCTACAAGGCGCAGGAGTCGGTGCAACGTGCGGTTGACCGTATTTGGAATGCTAAACAATGGTCGTTCAAGATGCGCGACTATTCGTTCGCTACCGTTGCCGGCCAAAGCTCCTACCCGCTGTTCCCTGATTGCGGTGAAATCTACACGCTCAAGTCGTCCCAGCACCCATACAACATCCCGATCATTGGGTTCACGACGTTCAACAAGTATGTTCCTGACCAGACGGAGAGCGGGGCCCCGTATATTGGCGTCTTGACCGAGCAAAACGGGATTATGGCGCAACCAGCCACAGCCGGCGTTGTTTCTATTAGCTCTACGTCCGCGTCCGACACGACCCAAAAGGTTGTGGCGAAGGGTATTGTTGGTGGGGCGTATGTTGCGGTTGAGGAGCTTTCGTTGGCTGGAACCGCCCCCGTTTCCGGCTCTGTGTCTTTCTCTGAGTTGCTGTCTGTCTCCAAGAGCGACACGACGTCCGGCGTTGTCACTGCCACGATTGGCGCGACCACGGTTGCGAAACTGTGGCCTGGCCAAAAGACAAGCCACACACGTCATTTGAAGCTGTACCCAACCCCGGACGCGGCCTACACGATCACAGCTTCATATTTCTCGGCACCCTGCCGAATGACGAACGCCTATGAAGACACGTTGATTCCGGCTCGCTGGGATTATGTCGTGGATCAGTTCGGGTTTGCTTTTGCGTTGCAGGCTAAGGGGCAGGAGCAGGGCGGCGAGTTTACCACCCAGTACGGTGTGGCGAATAAGATGCTGGAGACGGACATGGCGAGAGAGGAGATGATTGCCTCAGACGCTAATGTGATTCCCGGCGACCCGACAGACCGCGGCTCGCGAGGCTGGGACACTTATCCCGCTGGCTACTATCCCTCCGGAGGATTCTAATGGCTTTACTGCGTCGCATATTTACTTTCTTCCTGTTTGGGTCGGCACTGTC